GGGAAGTTGTTGTTGATGTCTTCCGCTTCCTCGATTGAGTTCAGGAAACGAACAGCTCCGACACCAATGCACTCGCCCTTTTCATTCTTGATGATTCCGAGCTGCTTCATCTTATTGAAGATTCCGATCCAGTTCAGGAGCTGATCATCGTTCCATGTGGAACAAGTTGGCCAATGAAGCCTGAGCAGCTTAGCTGCTTCGATGATAGATGGATGTGCGTTCATTGCTGAGGACGCACAGAATCGACGAATCCAGAGAGAATGGCGGATTGGAATGACAGGCGACAGCCCGATTCAGCGGTTGTGCGAATTCGGAACTGCATCGTGTTCCAGCGTCCCGCACTGATCAAGTTGTAAGCCTTGAGATCCTTGAACGTGCCAGTCGGAATCGAAACCCCAGTGGCGAGATCGATGAACGAGCTGTTCATGTTCTTGCAGTAAGCAGCCTCAATTCCAATGGGGATGTTGTACGGGTTGTCGAACGCGAACTGAATGCTGTATCCGATCTTGTCAGGAATCGGTTCTCCGAGGTTGTAAGCCTTCGTGGTAACGCTCGATATGTACACCGATCCACCATCGTAGTACGCCATTTGAGTGGGCGGATCGAACCGGCTTGCTGGGAGATAATCGTTGAATGCCCAGACTTGGCCCGCTGAGGTGCTGAGGCTCAACACCTGACCGGCGAACATCAGGATGGGTCCGCGAGCCGAGAAGTTGGTGGTAACGAAATCGTTTGCCTGCCAGTTGTCCCAGTATCCAAGCCAAGAGCGGGCCAGTGCATGGTACACGATGACCGCATTGTTGGTGGTCTGCGAAGTTCCTCCATCTGGAATCAAGGGAACCGACAGCATGTACCGGTTATTCCAGTACACACCGTCGCAGAGTGCGTACTGAGCTTTGTCGATTCGGCTGATGATGTCTCCGATGGGTGACGACAGCGCGAGTCCCGTGCTGGTCTGAGTGCCTGCTTGAATCTGCGAAAGCGAGCGTATGCCGTCCCGAGTCAGGAAGAATACATCAGGGCCAACAGCAGCAATGGACCGGTGCGAGGCGCAACCGACATTTCCAGAGATGATCGAGATGACCCAATCCGCAGGATCTTGCGTAGGATCGGCATCCACGGACCAGATGGACCGTTCCTTGAAGACGAGCAACTTGTATCCGAACCACGAGTAGATGCCAGTGATCGGATCTCCGTCACCGCCCACCCGAATGGAACCAAGCGGGTCCCATGATTCGCCATCGAGAAGATCGGAGAAGTAGAGGGTATCGGGAGGGATGGCTGTATCACCGGACACACAGAATAAACGCTGCATGTGCGTGGTGAGGTACAGCGGCTTATTAGGAGGAGTGAGCGAAACGAATGCAACAGCGTGGGCACCGCCACCGCCAGATATGCTGACTGTTGGGGCGGTCGTGTATCCGCTGCCAGGGTTGTCGATAGTGATCGACAGGACATTTCCATCAAGCCCGCAAACGGCGGTTGCAGTTGCGGTTATGCCGCTCGGAGGAGCGGAAATGGTTACGGTGGGAACACTGGAAAGATTTGATCCCTGATTGATGACATCGATGCGGCTGACCTTTCCAGCAGTGACAGATGAGTCTGTGGCACTGCTAGTGATGTACTTCAGAGATCCGTACCCGTCAGAATAGAACAGTTTGTCGTTGAGCTGAGCGAAGTACACGAACTTCGCGGCAGCATTCAACGTGGCACCGGTTATCGCGGTGTAGTTTGATGCGAGATCCGTTGACCATAGTTGCTTGATTGATCCGGTGGGATTCAGCAGCGCAACGATGAGGCGTTCGGATGCAGCAGTGTCGAAATAGAATCCTGAGTAAACCGTGCAGTTGTTTGGGAGGTTCGACAGGTAGTAGCTGGTCGTGGATTCCCAGTTGGTAGTGGTGCTTTCCCAATTCAACGAACTGCTGTTGCCAACGATGGATGTGGTTCCGAATCGGCTTACGAGATTTCCGAAATCATCGTAGTCCATGTTCATGGCCCACTCGACACTGGTCGCCGGAATCGCATCAGGGCGAGTAGCGGAAATGACACCAGTGCTGAACCCATTGCTTCCATCCAGAAGCATCTGGTCGTCGAGTGCGTCTGAGGATTGGAATGGCATTAGGTGATGTCCTGAAAGGTGTAGTCGTAGAGGCTATCAGGAATGATCCGGCTGATCTGCTGCTGCTGACCTCGCTCCATGTCCTTCATAATGGAGACCTGAGCGGCCCCCTCTTGGAACTTGGCTTGGGCTTTGCCGTACTGCCGCGAGTATTCGAGGAGATCGCCTTCGGTGTAGGCCATCAGTGCATTCTCAACACCGTGCAGCTCGAAGTTGCTGTCGTTGGTGATGGTTTGAGCCTCACCTAACTGACGCATCTGCGACTGCTTCTTGCCGAGAACGAAGAGCGTTCCGTTGACGTTGGGAACTGGGATGAGCTTGATCCTCGGAACACCGGCCAATCCGTAGGCAACGTCCATGTTGCGGACCCAGTTCACGAAGTTGTTGGGCGTGGACTTACGGCTATCGACGTTGTTCCAGGTGTTGGGATCGAGCTGGAAGAACGACACCCATTCAGCGGACGGGATCTCGATGCCATCGGTATCTCCATCAACCGTGAACTTCGCGGCCACCGGGAAGTCCATGTACATGTTGTACCCGGTGTTCGAGGAGTAGGTACTGGTGATGAAGGTGCTGATGGTGTTGATCTCATCCCCATCGCTGATTGGGATCGAGGTCACCCCGAGGGTATCGTTCCACAGGCACGAATCCCAGATCATGGAGTAGCGGCGGATACAGAACTTCTTGGCCAACGCGAGCGTGGCCGAGTCCGTGAACGACAGCTTATCGCAAGCTGCTTGCGCTACTTCAGATGGTTTCATTAGGCGAAGTATTCCTGAAGGACCATGTTGGAAGAACAGCGGCAGCGATCAGCGGCAGCACCGCCAGTATTGTCGCTTGAGCTGTAATTGATGTACAAAGTCGCAGTTGATGCACCCTTGTTATAGGCGTGAATCCTGTATTCAACCGCTGAAGCAGACGATGGCGAATCCCAAAACTGAATGAACTTATTTGCAATCTGATCTCCACCGTCTGAAAACACGCAGGGAGCAATACCATCAAGAGATGATCCAGTTCCGCTGGCAGTTTGTCCTATTTCAGTTCCATTGCGAGTAAGCCTGAAGCTGGCCAACTTTGATTGTCCAGTGTTCGCACCATAATTGAGCATTATGGTTACAAGCACTTTTGAAGATGTGGATCTTGGAGTGATCGAAGTTCTAAGCCCAACAATCTCAGTTCCAAATGAAGTGTTTGATGACGTTATGCTTGTATTTGTATTAAGCAGCGAAGAGTTGGACTGAGGGAACAGCGTTGCCAAGAACGCACTAGCTGGCGATATCTTAACCCTGCTTGAATCAGCCGAATCAACAATCAATACGCTATCTGCCGAGATGGGTACTGTTTTAACTGGTACACCAGGAATAGTTACGTTGGCAGAATTGATTGTAAGCAGATCTCCAGCGGCATTTCCTATTGTAGTATTGCCATTAACAGTAAGGTTTCCGCTTGTGGACAGAGATGTTCCACTAATGGAAGAGCTGGATGCAATCGAGCCAGTTACTGTAAGGTTGTTCGATATTACAGTAGCACCAGTAACATTGAGTGTGCTGCTTATCGTTAATGGATTAGCAAATGTTACGTTTCCAAAAAACGATGCATTCCCGTTGCATGTGAAGTTTGATGAAAGAGTAAGAAATCCAGCAATGGTGTTTGATGCGGACGCATTGGTTTGACTAATAGCTCCGTACACCGACAAGGTGCCTGCGCTTGTGGAGATGTTTCCGCTTGCTGAGAGTGACGAGAACGTGGCTGCTCCAGAAACTCCGAGGGATGAGAGCGTGGTAGCTCCGGTGACTGCGAGTGTTCCGGCTACCGCAGTATTACCGCTTGCGGATGCAACCGTGAACTTGTTGGTGGCTACCGAGAAGTTTCCTAGGCTGTTGATTGCTAGGGTTGAGAGCTGGAGCGCGGAATCGTTTCCGTTACCATCGGTGATGGTGCGAAGGCTTCCGTTCAGGACCGTGTTGTCGGTGGTCTTGAGTAGGCCAGTGTAGGTCGATGCGACCGTATTTCCTGTAAGTGATGTTCCCATACTATTCCTT